AAGCAAAGGAACAAAAAATGACTGATCTGAATAAGTATCAGAAACTCTCTGAGATTGAGCATATCCTATCAAGAAGTGGAATGTATCTTGGCAGTACATCAAACACAACAGCAACATTCTTTCTTCCTTACGATGGTAAGATGAAAGAAAAAGAAATCAAATACAATCCTGCATTGCTTAAAATGTTTGATGAGATTATATCGAACAGTGTAGACGAGCATATTCGTTCAGGAAGTGTTTCAAAGATTGAAGTTAATCTTCACCCTCTTACTGGTGAAATCGAAGTTAAAGACGACGGCGGTATTCCTGTAAAGAAACACCCAGAACATGACCAGTGGATTCCGAGTATGATCTTCGGAGAATTGCGCACTGGTTCAAACTTCTCTGATGAAGAACGATTTTCTGCTGGTCTTAACGGTCTCGGTTCAAAACTAACAAGCGTATTTTCAAAAAGCTTCCGTGTTGAGACATGCGACGGTAAAAAGAAATTTGTTCAACTGTTTGAAGATAACCTTCAGCAGAAACACAAGCCATCTATTACAACTGCAAACAAGAACGGTACAGCCATTAACTTTATTCCTGACTACGATCGTTTGCAATGCTCGCTAGATGAAGATAATCTAAAGCGTATGGAAAAACGCGTCTACGATGTAGCAGGCTGTAATCCTAAGATCAAGGTATATCTAAACGGTGATCTGATCAAAGTCAACAAGTTCAATGATTACGTATCCATGTACGTAGACGAATCGGTTGAAGATTATAATGATCATTGGCATGTCGCGGTTGCTGCAAACAAAGATGATACTTTCAGACACGTCTCATTCGTAAACGGTGTTGATACCTTCAATGGTGGATCACATGTCGATAATGTGGCTTTGCATATTTCAATGAAGCTACGTGATTACATTAAAAAGAAACACAAGATTGATGTAAAGCCGAATAACATCAAGCAACAACTGTTTCTATTCATAAACTGCAAAATTAATGCTCCTATGTTTACGTCTCAGACCAAAGAGTATATGAGCACGGCGGTTTCTGATTTTGGAACATCATTTGAAGTATCAGATAAGTTCATTAATAAGATCGTTAAATCGGAAGTCGTACAGCGTATCCTTGATTGGGCAGAAGCTCAGCAACGTCAAAAAGAACTCGCTGAACTTCGCAAAATGGATAAGCAAACACAGAAGACAAACTTCTTGAAGAAGATCGTAAAGTTCGATGATGCAACTTCAAAGAAACGTGGTGAATGTGTACTTGCTCTAACGGAAGGTGATTCAGCAGCCAAGACTATTCTGTCTGCTCGAAATCCAAAGACAGTTGGTGTCTATCCACTGAAAGGTAAACCACTCAACGTAAGAGATATTAAGGTTTCAAGACTTACATCAAATGAAGAATTCGCAAACATCATGTCAATCATTGGTCTAAGATTAGGCGGTGATGTTGAAATGAATGATCTGCGATTTAGCAGAGTATTGATCTGCGCTGACTTTGATCCAGACGGTTCTCATATCTGTGGTTTGATCGTTAATATGTTTCATCAGTTCTGGCCTAACTTGCTCAAAGAAGGTCTCGTATATCGACTGAGGACTCCATTGATTGTAGCGACAGCAGGAAAAACAAAACATGAGTTTTTCTCAAGAGCTCAATATGATGACTGGGCAAAGACAAATTCAAATCATAAGATGACTTACTATAAAGGTCTAGGTTCTTGGAGTACAAAAGACTTCAACAAATTCATGAATGATTCTGCTTATCATGAGCCTTTAGTATATACTCAGGATCAAGACTTTGATAGTATTGATCTGGCATTTGATCGCCGCAAGGCAGATGACCGTAAAGATTGGCTTGCGACAGCATAAGGACTTATAATGAAACTTCAAGAATTTTTCAATACAGAATTCAAAGATTTCTCAAATCTGGACAATGTTCGATCTATTCCTTCTATCATTGATGGATTCAAAGATGCTCAGCGTAAAGCTGTGTACGGTATGATCAAACATGGCAACAACGATATCAAAGTTGCTCAAGCAGCAGGTAAGTTTGCATTAGTAACTCACTATGCTCATGGTGAAGGAAGCATGGCTGAGACCATCGTTGGACTTGCTCAAGACTTCCCAGGGTCTAACAATATTAATCTGTTTGAGCCTATTGGTCAGTTCGGTTCAATTCTAAGTTCAGAGTCATCTTCACATCGTTACATTTTTACAAAGCCGTCATCTAATCTTAGAAATATTATTAAGAATGATGATGACTGTATTCTTGAACATCGTTATGAAGATGGAGATAAAGCTGAGCCATTGAATTTTTACCCAGTGATTCCAATGTGGCTAATCAACGGAGCAGTTGGTATTGGCACAGGACACTCAGTAAAGATATTGCCTCGTGACCCTCAGAAGGTGTCTAACCTTATCAAAAAATTGACCAATGGTAACAAACCTCAGCAGAAAACAATTGATGAGACGCTCATTCCAACATTCTGTGGATGGACTGGTAAAGTTATACCAAGCGAAGAAGTTCAAGGTCGGTATGAGATTCATGGTATTCTTGAAAAGGTTAACACCACTACTTTGAATGTGACAGAACTACCGGTTGGTTATGGTGTTGATAAGTTCAAAGCAATACTCGTAGACTTAATGGATAAGAATCTCGTCAAAGACTTTGACAATAACTCGACTGAAGAAGGATTCGACTTTACGATCACGATACCACGAGAAGTTGGTAAAAAGAGTCATGCTGATCTGATGAAGATGCTAAAGCTCATCGTTCGTATGACTGAAAACATTACCCTATGGACAACTGAAGGTCAGCTTAAACGATACAACAATGTATATGATGCTCTGTTAGATTTTGTAGAGTATCGTATTGATCGATATGAGGATCGTCGTAAGAAACATATTGAACTATTTAGTGATGATCAGTCGTTTCTTGAAGATAAGCTCAAATTCATTTTGATCTGGAACGATCTTGAAAATCCGGGTAAAATGAAAACATCACTGATTGAAAATACGATGGTGAAGGAAGGAGTTAGAGAAGAAAGTTTACCAAAGCTTATGTCTATGAGAATCTCTTCTCTAACATTGGAACAGGTAGAAGAACTGAAGCAAAAGATCAAAGATATCAAACAGAAGATTACTGTTCTTGAGAAAACTCAAGCTGGAGATATGTATAGCGAGGATTTAAAACTGGTGTGATATATAACAAGAACCAGGATCACCCGCGATCCTGGTTCTTTTTTTCATATCTCTCTGCTACTTCCAACTTAAAGTTAAGCAGTGCTTCGTTAGTTGCGTGAATCCTGTCTTTTGAATGCTCAAGTTTAATGTCTTGGTCGTAATCTTTAGCTTTAAGCTGAGCAACTTCTTTTGAAACATATTCTTTTAGTTCTGTCGAGTTAGCTCCTAAGCGATCATAGATGTGTTGAATCTTTTCGTCTATATGAAGAACTAAACCTTTATAGTCTTGTCTGTTTCTATCACCCTGCTCGCTCATTGATACTTTGAGTTCATCTAAAGATTTAGTAACACTGTTAATTAATGAACTAATATCTTTTCTATTTTGATTTTCCGTACGATCTACGTTTGCTTTAGTTTCTTTCTTTAGAGTCTCATTACTTTTGCGAATCCAATAAACAGACCCGCCAGTCACTAATGTAGTTAAAGCAACTATTGAACTAATAATTTGTGGTAACGAAGCTTCCATAATTTTTATTCTAATTTTTGAAGGTGGATATTAAAAAGATGTTACAATACAATACTATTTATTAAAAGAGTAACCTATGTTAGTCCCAGATTACCAAATTGATATTGATTGGTTACATAAAATATCATATAAGTTGCCAGGATTCAAGAAAGTAAACGTGTCAGGAACAACATTTGTCTCTCGTTGTATTTATTGTGGTGATTCTGAAAGATCAACAAAAATCAAACGATTATACTTTTATACTAAGAAGGGCAATCTAAACTTTGATTGCAAAAACTGTGGTGCTCATGGTTCTTTCTGGACATTCATGAAAGAGCAATGTACAGAATTGTTTGAAGACTATAAAAAGCAACAGATACTGGAGCGGTTTCAGAGGTACTCTAGCTCTCCTTCTAAACCAACCAATAGTAACAAACAGCAGAAATTTAAAACACCATCTAGTAACACTAGAAAAGCTTCTATTGTTGGATGTACTCGTATCGACAGATTAGATTCTGATCATTATGCATATCAGTATGTCAAAGATCGTCAAATACCTGAGGAAGCTTTCTCTCGTTTGTATTTCTCTGAAGATTTCAAAAAGACGGCTGAAGCAATCTCTCCAGATCCACTATCTGAAAAATTTCCACGAGAGCCACGTCTTGTCATTCCATTCTTTTCTAAAGACGGATCAGTTGAAATGATACAAGGTAGAAGTTTTGATCCAGACTCAGGACTTCGTTACATTTCTATCAAGTCTTCAGAAGATATAGATAAAATATACGGTAAGGAGAACATAGATAAATCTAAAACCGTATATTGTGTAGAGGGACCATTAGACAGTCTCTTCGTTGATAACTGTTTAGCAACATGCGATTCATCGTTACATAGATCAAATGCTGATGTATTGATTTTCGATAATCAGCCAAGATCAAAAGAAATCGTAAAACTAATGGAGCAAGCAATTACAGATAAAAGAAAGATTGTTATCTGGCCTGTATCACCTGACGAAAAGATTGACATAAATGATATGATAAAGATGGGACTTAGTAAGTTAGAGTTAATAGAAATAATTGAAAGAAACACGTTTTCCGGATTGAAAGCAAAGTTAGCATTTACAAAGTGGAAAAAGGTTTAAGAGGACCAATATGATCAAACTGTTAGATAACGATCAAACTAAAGTAGAAGCCATAAGACTTCGAAATGATGGCTGGACTTTGCTTGAAATTAGCGATAGGTTTGGAGCATCTACTACAACAATCGGTGATTTCTTAAAGCAAAGAACATACAAGAAGTGGTGGGAAAAGAACGATAAGCCTTTCGCTGCAGGTAATATCTACGACCATCATGAAAACATTAAGCAGCTAAACAAAAAGCGTTATATT